GAAATTATTTGATATTCTAGGTGGTAATGTAACAATACACGAAGATGCATTAGCTATTCCAGCATTTAAGAAAATATGGGAAAAAGACAAGGCTGATAAACAACATGCTATAGCAGTTATCAGTTATATAGTCTTTAAGAATAAATGGGATAGTCCATATGTACTTAGTATGACCGAGGATATCTTAGAAGAAGCATTAAAGAAAGAATTTTTCCCAGAAGGTTATCAACTTACTCCAGATGAACTAATAGCTGAAGATACATTTAAGAGATTACAATATACTCGTACTCTTGCAATGTTAAATAGTATTAGACTCAAACTAGATACTTTTACTCAATACTATCACGATAGTCTTGAAGAGGAACTAGATGAAAAGAAGATAGAGAAATACTTAGCAGGATTTGCTAAAGTAAAAGATACATATGTTACTCTAGACTTCTTGGAAAAAGCAGTTAAAGCTGGAGAAATGGATACTACTAGGGTTAAAGGTGATGCTAAGATTAATCCTTTCGAATTACCCACTGGTGTTAGAAAATAACACTGTAAAGATACAAAAAAATAACACTATCGTTTAGATAAACAAATTTAAGAGATTATGAAAAAGACTAATGAACTGCCAGACATAATAGTAGATCTGACAGATGATAATAAGACAGTAGAAGAAGCAATTGCAGAATGTGAAGCTGCACGCCAGGTAATTAAGCCTTGGTATAAGAGAATTACCAAACGTATCAAAGGTTGGTTTAAGAAATAAGGTTAAAACATATTCAATCAGCGACGTTATGTGGCGCGTCTAAAAAGAAGCCACATCTTACTGCCCTATGGTGTAATGGCTAGCACAGGAGGCTCTAACCCTCTTAGTCTGGGTTCGAATCCTAGTGGGGCTACCAATAACTAACTGAAGTATGGCGCGCATACAACGTAACTACCTAAGTCACTTACTGAGTAATTAACAGTAAACACAGCTAATGAAGGTCCGAATCGTAAGTCGGCCAGTTCCTAGGGTCTGGTATAACCTAGAGAGCTATTCTAGTGCTTTTTGCACTAATTTTAAATTTTTTCATAAAAATGTTTTAAGGTTTGAAGAGAAGGGGTCCGTTGTGAAACGTGCCCCTTTTATTATAGTTAAACATGGTCGATTTTAACAAAAGGATATTAAATAGTAATAAATTTAGAAAGCCAGCACTATAGTTTATAGCAACTGGCTCATATTGTCCGTACCCTAAAGGTACGGCTGAATATATGCGTTTCTGGCAGGAAGAGTAGCAGAAATGTATTAATGGTTATACTGCTGATGATGGAGATTTCATTAGTGGCTATAACTATTTTTATTTAAATTACTGTCCTATTTATCGTTAGGTTAATCGTATAGTGGATGGTAAGAATAAATCAGAACACATTGTTACATTCCCTGATTTCTGGGATTATGACTATTACTACTTCCAATGTGTAGAACAATGCAAAGAAGAGGGTAAACATTTGTGTGTATTGAAATCCAGACGTAAGGGTTACTCATACAAATGTGCTGCTATGCTATGTCGTAATTACTATTTAATACCTGATTCTAAGTCATATGTATATGCATCTAATAAATAGTATTTGACAGATGATGGTACTCTTACTAAAGCTTGGGGTTACATGGACTTTATTGACGAACATACTGCATGGAGTAAAAAGAGATCTGTTAGTACTCAGCTTAGACGTAGAGCAGGTATGTGGGTTACTGATGAATACGGTAATAAGATTGAAGTAGGTTATAAGTCTGAAATCATTGGAGTTACTTTGAAAGATAATCCAGACGTAGTACGTGGTAAGATTGCTAATCTTATTATGTTTGAAGAGGCCGGTTCTTTTAAAGAATTAAGTGCGGCATGGCAAATTGCTAGACCTTCTGTAGAGACAGACGGTATAGCATTTGGTACTATGATTGCATATGGTACAGGTGGTGATACGGATTCTAACTTTGCTACACTTAAAGAGATGTTTTATAAGCCAAAAGGATTTAATTGCCTCGAACTTAATAACATCTGGGATGAAGCAGTAGACAATACCAAATGTGGATTCTTTATACCTTAGTACGCTAACATGGATATACGTGACGATAAAGGTAATCGTCTGTATATGGATAATGATGGTAATACTCTGACCTATAATGCAAGGGAGTATATACTGTCTGAAAGAAAGATAGTTATTGAGAATTCTACTAATTCTGTAGCCGTAGATAGATATATTGCGGAACGTCCTATTACTCCTGCTGAAGCGTGTTTGGAATTCAATGGTAACATATTTCCTAAGAAAGAACTACAAGAACAATTAGCAAGAATACGCACTAATAAGAAGTTAACCAACCATAAACAAATAGGGGATTTAGTGTGGGAATCTGATGGATCCTTAAAGTGGATAGTAAAGAAACAAGGTGATATTACTAAATACCCACTAGGTAAAGACGATGATCCTACTGGTTCTATAGTAATATGGGAACATCCTGTAAAAGATGCTCCTATTGGTTTATATATACTTGGAGTAGACCCCTATGATCACGATTAGTCAGGTACTAATTCTTTAGGTTCTACATTTGTTTATAAGCGTTTTTAGGGCTTTGAAAACTATTATGATATAATTGTAGCTGAATACACTGGAAGACCTTCTACAGCAGAAGAATATTATGAAAACTTACGTAAATTAGCGGTTTATTACAATGGTAGAATTATGTATGAAAATGAGCGCAAAGGCTTGTTTCCATATTTTACTGCTAAGCATTGTGACTACTTGTTGGCTGATTAGCCAGACATTATATCTGATATTGTTGGTAATTCTAAAGTTTAGCGTAAGAAAGGCTGCCACATGAATAAGTAGATAAAGCAATGGGGTGAAGGATTGATCAAAGACTGGCTTAATGAGGAAAAATCCCCAGGGCATAAAAACCTGCATGAGATACTGTCAGAACCGCTATTAGAAGAACTTATAGGTTACAATGATATAGGTAACTTTGACCGTGTCATGGCGTTGATGCAGGTAATGATTTATCGGGAACAACTATACAATGTAGTTGTTAAAGAGAAGAAAAAAAGTAATAGAGAACGACTATTATTCGACGGTCCTCTATTTACTTATGATAATTATAGCTATGACGATAGTTATAATCAAGTCGATGAAGATGTATATACATTTAATTAACAGAATATGATAAGTAAAAATATTGGTTCATTTCCAGTATAGAAATTACCTATGTCAAAGAAGACAAAGGACTGGAAAGAAGCATGCGTAAATTACATAATCGGTAAATCTGGATTTAGTAGTGGCAGTGGTAATAATGGCCGTACTAGATATGAAGAGATGTAGACATACTATGATTTATACAATAGTATCTATAATGAAAAGGATTTACTTTATGTTACTAACCCTTTTAAATAGAAAGATGGTTTCCCAGCTACTGCACAGGATTATAACATAATTAAGCCTAAAGTTGACTTATTACTTGGAGAAGAAACTAAGAGACCCTTTAATTTTAGAGTTGTACGTACTAGTGATAATGCTACTAGTGACATACAAGAGAGAGCTAAGTAGATGCTTACCGATTATATAATGGGTATGATCATGGCTAATATGGGTCCCGAAGAGGCTATGAGATTTCAGCAAGCTATATAGTCTGGAGAAATAATGCCTCCCGAATAGATTCAAAAGTATTTGAATAAAGACTATAAGGATATTGCTGAAACTACTGCATATCATAGCCTCAACTATTTAAAGAACAAACTCAATATAACTCATGAGTTCTATAAAGGATGGAAAGATGCTTTAATTGCTGGAGAAGAGATATACTATGTAGGTATTATTAACGGCAATCCTTACTTAGAGAGAGTAAATCCTTTATACTTTAGTTATGATCAGACTGCAGATTTAGAATTTATACATGATTCAGATTGGTGCTGTCGTAAGATGATTATGTCAGCTACTGAGATATACGATAGATTCTATGATAAAATGTCTGAAAAGCAATTAAATGAGTTACTTGAGATGATTGAAGACACTAGCAGAGGCGGTATTAATCCAGAAGTAAGAAAGACATCTTTAGACTATCCACATATTAAAACACATACTATTAATGGGTTTACTTCTAATCCATTCGAAGGTAGTGATAATATTAACGTATGGCATTGCTGTTGGAAGTCATTTAAAAAGATAGGATTCGTCACATATTAGGACCCTGAAACTGGCGAGATTGATGAATTACAAGTAGACGAATCCTATAAAGTTACAGGACTAGAAATAAATGTAGAATGGTCTTGGATTATAGAAGTGTGGGAAGGATATAGAGTGGGAGAAGATTTATATATAGGTATACAACCACTTGAATATCAACACATATCTGCAGATAACTTAAACTCTTAGAAATTACCTTATACAGGAGTAGTATATAATAATACCAATAGTTCTCCTAGATCATTAGTAAGTATGATGAAACCTTTACAATACATGTATATTGTACTCTGGTATCGTCTCGAGTTGGCTATGTCTAGAGATAAAGGTAAAGTACCAGTTATTGACGTTACTTAGATACCTAAATCTATGGGTATTGATGTAAATAAGTGGATGCATTACTTAGGAGCTTTAGGTGTTGTCTTTATTAATCCATATGAAGAAGGTTGGGATATACCTGGTCGTGAGGGAGGTAAGCCTTCGTAGTTCAATCAGTTCTAGGCATTAGATTTAAGTATGGCTAATACTATTGATTAGTATATTAATCTAATGAATAAGATTGAAGACATGGTATCTGAAATCTCAGGAGTAAGTAAACAACGTGAGGGTTCTATTGCGTCTAATGAATTAGTAGGTAATGTAGAACGTTCTGTGGTACAATCTGCTCATATTACTGAGCCTTGGTTCTGGGTACATAATTAGGTAAAGAAAGAAGCTCTTACTATGCTTCTAGATACATCAAAAGTAGCATGGAAAGATAATAAGCGTTGTCTTCATTATATATTAGATGATGCTACTAGAGCATTTATAACACTATCTGATGAATTCTTCTATGAAGATATGGATGTATTTGTAGATGATACAACCAAGAATCAACAACAGGTAGAGGCTCTTAAACAGCTTATGCAACCTGCTATGCAGAATGGTGCTAGCTTACTTGATATTGCTGAAATTATTACTATGGACAACGTTAGTATGATTAAGCAACGTCTTGAAGAAATTGAGCAAAAGCGTATGGAGCAACAGCAACAGATGGAACAAGCTCAAGCTGAACGCGAAATGCAAATGCAACAGATGCAGAATGAGATGGAGGAAGAGAAACTTATGATCGAGGAAGCTAAGTTAGATACTGAAAATCGTAAATTAGACCTTGAAAAATATAAGATAGATACTGACGCTAATACTAAGATTGCAGTTGCTCAAATTAATGCGTATAGAGGTTCTGAGAATATGGATCAAGACGGGAATGGAATACCTGATGTAATCGAAATAGGTAAACAAGCAATTGAACAACAGAAGGTTAATTCTGATGCAGCATCTAAACGATTTGAGTTGAATAACAAGAAACGTGAAATTGAAATGAAGCGTGATGTTGAAAACAAGAAAATTCAACTTGAAAAAGATAAGATGAAGCAGGAAATAGAGTTGCAGAAATAGAAGGATGCTGAAGCATATAAAAGAGAACAACTTAAAGCAAAAACTGCCTTGAAAAATAAGGTGACAGGAGAGAAATGAGAGAAAGTATAACAAAAGAAACAAGTAAGGGAATGTTGTATCTCTGTAATAAATGTAAGTAGTATTTACCAAAGAATAAGTTCAATATAGATAATACTAACTTACATGGAAGAAGAGGTAATTTGTGCAGGGAGTGCAAAGATTGTCAAAGGAAAAGGTATTATGCCGAGAGACAAAGACTATTGAACGATGATTATGCAGCCTTGCGTTATAAATTACAAGCAGCATTAAAATCGGCTAGAAGAAGAGCTAAAGAATACAATAGGTATATAGATATTGACTTAGAATATCTATTCTATCTGTGGACCGCTCAAAATGGTAAATGTGCTCTTACAGGTATGCAAATGACTTACAAGTTTTATGAAGGTAGAGTGAATTCGAATTTATCTATAGATCGTATTGACTCTACGAAAGGTTATTCCAAAGATAATGTTCAATTAGTGTGTATGGCTGCAAATTAGATGAAGAATGACTTATCTATGGAAGAATTGACAAGTCTTTGTAGTATGATTCTCAATACTGTTAATGAGTCTAAAAATAGTAACCATGAAAATAATTAAGAATAAATTTATACCGTTCAAGGGGTACAAGTTGATGAACTTCTTTGGCATTATATTCCAGAGAAATGATGCTGTAGTTACAATGACAGAGTACAACCATGAGAAAATCCATTTGAAATAGATGCAAGAAATGTTGTGGATTGGTTTCTACTTATGGTATGCTATAGAATATCTTTGTATAATGCTGTCCTGTAAATGGAATAAACAGAGTGATAGATATCACGATGTTAGCTTCGAAGAAGAAGCACACAATAATGATAAGAACCTAAACTATTGTAAAGAGCGTAAGCACTATGCGTGGTTTAAGTATTTAAAAATAGGTAGTTATAAAAGTAAAAAGGAGAAATAATTATGGCATGTGGTGGAAAGAAATCCGGCGGTAAAAAAGGAAAAGGCGGAAAAGGTAGTAAATGATTGAATTATGGATAAACAAGCATTTAAATAGAGAATGCAGAACCTAAAGTCTTACCGGGAGAATAATCCCGGTAAAGGCTATTGGGATTGGAAAGTACAAGCCTATCAGAATGGTGGCAGACATGCTTTAGGTGTTGGTTAGGTATTTGCCTCACTTGCTGATATGTTGTTCAATAAGGAAAGAAGAACACCAGCTATAGCAGCTGCTGCATATTATACTATACATCAAACTCAGAATGACCCAGTATTAGCTCCAGTTGAAGCGCCACTTGTAGAACCTATAGCAGATGCAATAAAGAGTGTAGACGAAACTCCATATGATCCAGGAGAAGTGTTTCTATTATCTCCTGAAAATCAAAAGAAGCAGATGACAAAGAATCCTAATTATAGAGTAGTAGATACTAACAGTGAGGAAGACCCCTATGGAATTGTAAGAAGAGCTGCTAACTATCACAAAGAAATTCATGGAGAAGTACCTGTGTATGAGTATATTGCTGATTCTGACACAACTATTAAAAGAAGTAATTTAATTCCAGTAGGAACATTACCTCTAGGTGAATATACTCCAGAATTACCTCATGCTGGTAGTTATAATTCTGTATTGTACTACAATGCTAGTAATGACAAACTCTATCAGAGAGCATACGATTTGAATGATTATGGCCCTACTGATACTAAGGATAAGGGAGCTTCTAGTATGTATATTGGACCAATAAGATGGTTGTCAAGACAGTTAGATAAGGCAGGTACTCCTTTTGTTCAAAGAACTGGCTTTGTACCTCTTGATGAAGGAAAATATTATAACTAGTTACCTGAATCTGCTAAAAAGAAAGTAAGAGAACGCCGTAGACTTAGAAACTCCTATGAATATGGTGGAGAGGTGAATGAGTTTCAGCGTAAGACTAGAAGAGATATAATGCAAGAGTCTTTAGTAGATGGAAGACCTGATTACAACAAGATGTTCTAGAATCAGAATGAATATCAAAAAGACTTTGCAAACTATTGGTATACTGAGAGAGCTAAGAATCCAAAATATTCAGATTAGATAGGAGGAGATAAATTAGGCAGTGTATTATCTAATATAGATAAAGCTACATGGAAAACCCCTACTGAAGCTATGAGAGATAATATGGTAGGATAGGGTTATAATCCTACAGATGCTTAGATTAATCAATAGCTTAACATACTTAAGGAAAAAGGTACTAAGGGTTTTGCTAATCCAAAAGCTCACAGTTATACTTCACTAAGACCTGCTAATACTTGGCATGAAGGTGTTGGTCATATGGTAGGAGACAATACTCCAGCTATACTTAATGCCTCTCCTAATGTACGTATTAGTAATCCTGATAGTTCGTATGAAGATTATGTCAATTAGGCTAATGAGAAACACGCATAGACTTGGGACTTTAGAGGTAATAATTCAAATCTGAAAGATGATTAGGGTAACTACTATATAGATCCTAATAGACAACTTACTCCTGAAGATATAAGTAATATGCGTAGTAAAGGAGCTAAGATACCTGAACAATGGGAGTCATTAGAAGATGCAGACATATCAGAACTTACTAATACATTTGCATATAATATGTATTAGGATCCAGTATAGTATATGGCTAATGGTGGTGAGGTAGGTGATCCAGATGATGAATTTACTAAGGCTATTAATACTAAGTTAGGTAGAACTCCAGATGGTAGGCCTAAAGAACAAGGACTTAAACCTGTAATAGATTTAGAAGATGCCGTTAATGTGACTCCTATAGGAGATGTATTATCTGCTAAAGATGCATATAATGCAGCAAGGAGTAATGATTGGTTAGGAGTTGGTTTGGCTACTGCAACTATGATTCCTTTTGTACCTAGAGCAATTAGTACTGTAAGGAGGAGTACTCCTACTGTAAAGAATTACCGTAGTAGTTTATCAAATGCTTTGGATAAAGCTGTTAAATTAGGAGAGAAAGAACGTAGAATGTCAGCTAGGTTGAATAATGAAACTTATGAAACCGTTTAGAGATTGATGGACGATCCTAGTTATATGCGTAGAGCTTAGTAGGTAAAAGAAAAATACGGTGATGACTATACTTAGATATATGCAGATTTAATAGATGCTTATAATAATAGTCCAGAGTTACTACCTAAAGCTAAAAGAACTGCATTTGAGGATAATGCCAGAGCTAGAATGGCTACTACTACTGAGTCAACTAAAAGGCATATGGATGGAGGTGAATTTCCTAAAATGGGAGAATACGAATATCAGTATGACATTAATGGTGTGCCATATGGTACTACTATACACGAAATGAATCATAATGCAGATTATTTGAAAAATAAAGCAGCAGATGCGGATGCTAACAGTAATTTATATTATTGGATGAGATCTGCGTTAAAACCATTTAGTCGTATAGATCCAAATACAGATAAACTTACTAAGTACTATAGTAAACCTACTGAGTAGAAAGCATATATGAATCAGTTAAGAGAATTTATGTATGCAAATAAAATGATTGATACAAGAGATTAGATAGTTACTCCAGACCTAATAAAACAAGCAATAAGTAAGTTACCAAAAGGTATGTAGTCTATAAAGAAGGCTAGCGAATAGTTTAAATCTATGAGATCTTATACAAAATGGTTTAATACTATACCATTACTTGGAGTAGGAGCGGTAGGAGCAAATAAATATTTTACAAGCAATGAAAACAGAGACTGATCGTAAGTTATATACTTATGTGACAGGGGTTAATACTTTAGATAAATACAAAGAGGAGCATTCATATCATTACTTACCAGATGTTATAATGCCTCCGTCACAGGATTCTTATAACATAGAGGACATCTTATCAGAAGATTAGATAAATGCAATCAAGCTATTTGAAGATAAAA